GAATGATAAATGGATAGTTCCATTAGTTCACTTGTCATTGCCTCAAATGTCTGGGCTAGGTTGTGAACAAATCCTGTAAGTATTACTAAGAAATCAGAAGGGCGCACTGGGCGAGGAATGTCATTGTTATCGTTGCTCACCCAGTACACCTTTCCATTAAACTAATTAAGCCTTCTTGCCTTTGCGAGCTGGTCCGGCATAACCGAAGTCAACCTTACCGCCTTTGACTGATCCTGCCTTTGTGTCAACCTTTACTGGTTGTACTGGAGCTGGAGCGTGTGTTCCTTTATTCATCTTTGCACCTCCTTCGGTTATGCTGCGCCGGTGATTCCGGCTAGTAGTGACGCTATATCGGGTTTTTGACCAGCAGCAGGGGCCATACCACCTTGTGGATTTGGAGGTTGCTGCGAGGCAGGGGCGGAGGCCGCTCCTGCTGCTGGAAGCATTTGTTCAGCGCCAGGCATACCTGGCATCTGTGGTGGCATCTCTGGTGCCGGTGGTGGAGCAAAAGCCTTCTCCACTACTGATTCTAGTGAAAGTCCCTTTTGCCGACCTTGGATAACAGCTGCGATACGGCTGACAATCTCTGAAGGGTCTTGGCCTTGCGCTGCCAAGGCAGGAATAGCCTGAGCATACTGCGCAACAGATACACGCAGAGCATCACGCATTTCTTCAATGTCAACGCGTTGTTCTTCTTGAGATACATTTAGATCCATTGGGATCTCGCGGCGTACGTAATCACGAGATACTAACTTGTCGGAACGCATTTGTAACAAAGCAATAATGGCACGGCTTGGATCCATACCAGACATAATTCCGTAACGTACATCTACGCCGTACTCGCCTTTAATATCACGAGATGGTGTGTACTTTAATACATACGGTGTGCCGTCTTCGGAACCCTTGATTACCTTTTGAGTATTAGGGAATAGCTTCTCATCTACTTCAAAGCAGAGTCCGAGAAGATCAGAAAACATACGTGCAAATTGCGCTTGAGCGGATTTGATTTGAGTATCAAAACCAGCTTGTAGTTCTTGAACGCCACGACCAGTAATGACACTTGCGTTAATGTTTCCGGAACGCGATTCAGGGTAACGAGCGCCAAGGCGTAGTTCACGTTCTAGTGCTCCAGATTCTGCGAATAGTCCTGGTGGTAAGTCTAGGCTAACGCGACGAATGTTCTGAGGTTGAGCCGAACGCATAATAGAGTCAGGACCAAGAGCAAGTTCTTGTACATCTTGCGGAATGGCAATAGGTGCTTGGATTGACTTCTCTGCTGCTTGGATCTGAAGGATCGCAAAGCGAGCACGAGCGAGTTGAACTGAGAGTACATCATCGAATTGTCCACGAGCTTGACCATCAAGGGAAGGTCGGACTGCCACTTTCGCTAGACATTTACCAATTGGATTTGGTGTACGGGCAAGAGTTAAGTTCTTACGCTCTGGTAGGAAGATTAGATCCTGGTCAGCATCGTGGTAACGGATCATCGAGATATAAGGGCTACCTTGTTGGTAGTTGTTCTTAGCCAAGATCTGATCGGCATACTCTGGATACTGAGCCGCGAGGGACTCGCTATCAATGTTAATAACCTGAGTCAATGAGATGGTACGACCAAAGCGATCCATCTCTGGGTATACGCCCCAAGGGTTTAGTAGGCGTAGGCGTGGATTATTAGAATCGTAATCCATCTCTACTAAGCCAACCATCATACCGTAGGTGTTATACCAGTCAGCTGCTTCGTACATTTGTAGTTGTAATTCTGAAAGCGAAGCGTAGAAATTAGCAATACGGGTTCTAGTATCAGCAGCTTTACGCGCTGCGTCTGAAACCATATTAGCCGCAGAGCAGTTAAATGATGGCAGTGGTGCCATTGCTTCTGCTAAGTCACGTGCTGCTACGTCAATGAAGTTAGCAACGAGTGGCTTTGGGTAATCCTCTGAGAACATAGAAGGATAAACCTTGGAGAGATCTCCTTGACGCACCGAAAGCACGTCGCGCATACGTTGGTCGCGGGATGCAAACTTGGTCTGCAAGCGACCTAACTTCGCGTTAACTTCTTTTGGTGTTAGCAATGGGAATCCTTACTTATTTAATATCGTTAATGTTTAGTCCAGAACCACCAGCGCCACCACGAATACGTGGTGTTGTTTTTTTAGGCTTTGATGGTGATTTTGTTGCTTTAGTTGTTGAAGTTTTAGATTTAGCATTAAGTTGAGCTTTATATCTTTTGGCTGCGGCTTCTGCTTCTTTTATTAAAGCACGAATTTCTTTTTCATTCATTTTGTCTCCTTAGATGAACTGCTTGTTTTGATCTAGTAGTAGTTGATCTAGGTTGACAACTACACGCTTGCTTTTTTCTGAACGTGATAGAAAAGGATTTCTTAAATGATGGGTTGTGTACATACCGTGGTTTAACATCTCGCGTGCTCGGATCTCACAGAACCAAAGCGCCATTACTAAGTCGGTCTTACCCTTAGTAGTTGGCGTCCAAGTAATCAACTGCTCGATAAGAGCCTTGACGTTCTCGGTCTGATCCGAAGGTAGGTGGATCAAGTTATCTCGGTGGTGCTTGTTATCGGCTTGCTTAGTACCAAAGAGTGTTGCCATAGAAGCTACGCCGAAACCAGAATCCCACTTATTAGATCCGGTGTGGTGTTCTTTTAATAGAACGCCGCGACTTGCTAAAAATTGGCGGATGCCTTCATCCTGAGTTAAGAAAGCCTGGAAAGCGTTCTTCTCAATAATCCATTCGCTAGGACCATAGAGTGAAGTCCAGTTAAGAATAATGTCGCGGATCTGTTGTGGGCTTGGCCGTGATATTTTCAAAGCATCTACGATATAGCGCTTAGAAGTTGTGCGGTCAATGGCATAACAGATAGCAGCGGTATCTCCAACAATGGCTGGGTCCATACCGCAGATAATGGTAAAGCCTTGTAGATCCTTTGGGTGTCCTGGGCTACCTGGTTCTAAACGACCAGACTTGCGCATACCGTCAATAGAGCCACGAACACATACTGGGTCAAAGGCTGCGTTTTCAGAAACGTCCTGTTGCTGGTAAACCAAAGCCCAGGTGGACGCATCCATAGCTTGGCGTTCGTTGTAAAGGTTGCGACCATTCCATCTAGGGTAAAGGCCGTCTTCGTTCTTATCGTTTTCCTCTTGCCCATCAAAAGGAGCATCGGAAGCTGGCCAGAGGGTTTCCCATTTATCAGGATCCTCGTCCGGCGTCAAAAGCGCCGGCATCGCTAAATACTTCCAAGGTACTAAGCCACCTGGGTAGCGGTCTTCGGAACGTAGTTCGCGGTACAAGTCTACAGAGGCAACGCGAGTTCCAATAATAATTAACTTACCAGTAGGGTTAAGACGAGATCTAACGTCCTGGGTTAACCACTTGATTTGTCGTTCAAACTCATTGGCGTTCTTCAAAGTTACAGCATCGTCAACAATAATCATATCGGCACGCTTACCGTAGATCTGACCACCGATACCGACGGCCTCAATGTTTGGATCCTTTTCTGAGGATTCTCTGAGTTCGTCACCGAAGGTGATACGGGTTGCTTGCCACGAGGCAGACTTAGAGTTAAACCCTACGCCAGCAGCAAAGGCGGTCTGAAGTTCTTCATACATTGGATGGGTCAGACGTTGCTTAATGGCGTAGAGAAAGTCGGCAGCTAATTGCTGCGTTTGGGAGACTATCAGTACTCGAAAGTTAGGGTTGCGGCAAACCTGCCAAGTTACATAGTCAACCGTAATTGTCATTGACTTGGCGTGGTTCGGCGGGATATTTACTAGGATACGGTTATTAGCCAGACCCTGTTCAAACTTCATAGCTGGGTGTAGCCAGCCAGGTTCTCTACCTTCGATTACATCAACGATGTTCTGTTGGTGTGGAAAGGTACGGGAGTGCAAGAACTTCTGGCGGAACTCGGCAAAGGACATATCGTGAACATCGCCGGAGGCGAACTGCTTGTCCTTTAGTCCGAGCCTAGTACGGTCAATCTTATCCGCGAAGATCTTATCGGAGCGACGGTAATACTCGTACGTTTTTCCCGATTTACCAGCAGAGGCGCAAGCCGCGTCTATGGTCATACCTTCTGCTACACAGCCAAGGATAATACGCTTGGCAATATCGGCACTGTTATCTGCCACGTAGTGCCTCCCAGCTGAGCGCCGTGAATGGCGCGAAATGTCATTTCTTTGATACTAGGCAGGAAGTGATTACTAGGCGCCTGCGATTTTAATAGAACTATCCCCACTAAAAGTACCGGACAGTTCGGGCTTAGCGCCCGAAGGAGCTACAGCGAACTGAGGGGTAAGTCAGTGCTCGGCCTAGGGGCCTCGCTAGAGGCCAACCTTTCGTCGCAAAGCTAATCAACCCCGCTTTGCTCCTCTACTATATATAAGGCAGAAAAAATAGTGCGTTTACCGCTTTCTCCAGTGTGATCTCAGTCATAGTATTTATCACGGCCATAACCGCAGGTCAGAGCTTTACAGCTCGTTTTACTTTATCAAATATATTTTGTTGGGGAGTATACATACAGGGTCGCGGGATTTCAACAACGGGGGGTGGGCTCGGGCAAGATAGCCGACCTTTTCTGCCCTACCTCTCACCCTGTGGATAAGGTTGTGGATAAGTTTCTGTAAAGTTTAGAGGGGCGGACTAACCCTGCGGCTACCTATTCCCCTAAGCCTTACCTAATTAAGTAATGCCAACCGATGA